AAAGATGGATTATACACCCGCGCAGGAAAAGAAATTACTACCTGTAATCATATTCATGGTGAATTGGAAAAGTTCTTTAGAATTTATCCAGGAGTTATATTAGATGGTGAACTTTATAATCATGATCTAAAAGATGATTTTAATAAGATTACTAGTTTAGTTAGAAAGGTTAAACCTTCTAGCCTAGAAAAAGAAGAGTGTCATAAATTAGTTCAATATCACATATATGATTGCATTGATGATATGGATGCATCATGGACATTTTCATCAAGAGCAGAATTTATAGAAAGGGTCTTAATAGATAGAGCACCTAAATTTTCAAGAGTTGTACCAACATCATACTGTGAAGATCAAGAATCATTAGATGAACTATACTCTAAATATACCGAAGATGGTTATGAGGGTCAAATGGTTAGAAACGATATGCCTTATGAAAATAAAAGAAGTAAGAATCTTCTTAAAAGAAAAGAATTTATAACCGAAGAATTTAACGTGGTAGAAGTAATGGAAGGTCTAGGTAACTGGGCTGGATATGCTAAGCACTTTAGACTAGAATTAGGCGATGGTAGAGAATTCAAAAGTGGTGTTAGAGGTAACTTTGCAACACTAAAAGAATTACTCAATAATCCTATTAAACCTAACTGGGTTACAGTTAGATACTTCGAAAAAACTCCAGATGGAATTCCCCGCTTCCCGGTTGTGATTGATTGGGGTACTGGAGATAGAAATGATTAATAAAAAAGGTTTACAAATGACCAAAAGTGTGGTATAATAGACGTATGATAAAACAATTTAAACCAAATTTCGATATTATCGAAACTATTACCGAGATTACTAAATGGGACGAGGTAGAATATAATGTTCCAGCTCACACATATCACTTAAATAAATATGGCCATTTAATATCTTATATTAAAGAAGGTACAAGCAAAGTTATTAAATTTAAAAGTCCTATAAAAGCTTTTAGTAAAGCTCGTAGGAAATTTATAAAGGAATAGCTCCTTAAGGTCACCGTTCGGACCTACTAAAGCGTTACGGGGTTGATGACCGAACATCCACGGGAGGAATGAAAAGGCCTCCCATCCAGGTGAGAACGAAGGAAGTACCTTTGAACATTAACCGAAGGTAACACTTCATAAGTAAGAGAAAGAAAGAAATGGTAACAGGAAAAGTAAAATGGTTTGACACTACAAAAGGATTTGGGTTTATAACACCCGATGAAGGTGGTGCCGATGTATTTGCACATTTCTCCGGTATTAAAACCGAAGGATATGCAGCACTTGAGGAAAATCAAGTTGTAGCATTCGATGTTGAAGAAGGCCCGAAAGGACTTCAAGCAGTTAATATCGTTTAGCAATAGACCAGGTATTTAGAGTACTACTAAAACTCTAAAGGTTGATGACCTAACATCCAGGGAGGAATGAAAAGGCCTCCCTTCCAGTTGAAACAAAGGAAATATATTATGAACAGACAAAGCCGAAAAGAAATCAGAGAATCTAGAAAGGCAATAATTGTTGATATCGATGGAACCATCGCAACTCATTATGATGCAGATGGAAATCAATTAAGAGAACACCATGATTATGCACAGGTAGGAGTTGATCTTCCTATACCCGAAATTATTCAGATTGTGCAAATGTATGAATTCAGAGGATACCATATTATTATCGTATCAGGTAGAATGGATCATTGCAGAGAAGAAACTATTAACTGGCTTATCGCAAATGATGTGGAGTTTGATGAACTTTTCATGAGAAAGTTTAAGGACTTTAGACCAGACAATATTGTTAAGCACGAGATCTTTGATCAAAACATTTCGGAACAATATGACATTGAGTTTGTCTTAGATGACCGAGATAGGGTTGTTAGAATGTGGAGAGACCTAGGTCTTAGGGTTTTACAAGTAGCCGATGGTGATTTTTAATGAGCTATACTGCCTATGAATTCCTTGAAGATGATAAGTTACTTCCTCATCGAATGAGAGAAATATCTGATTCGTTAAGAAGAACTAGTCCAAAACACAGAGTAGAATTTAAATCCACATTCAAACCACAACTTGGTGAATGGCAACTGGAATATAAAATATGGAAACTTGGCAAATAATTATAATAACACTTTTTGGTGTTGGCTTTGGATATCATATGCACCAGGTAGGTATAAAAACTGGCGCTGAGCTATGTCTTCTAAAACTTACAGAACAAAAGATAATTTCCCTTGACGTTGAGGGAAATATTAGACCTAACCCTTTTTGGGAAGAGATTCAAAAAACAAAAAATAAGAATGCATAAATAGACGTATAACTTTTAATTATATGGGAATTTGTTAATGCGTTTTAAATCTTTTAATTCATCACACCTTACAGAAGCAAAATTATCCCCCGCTGTCCTAGCGGATCCAAATAGCGCAACAAAAGAACAAAGAATCGACATTCTTGTAAGGATAATAAAGAGTAAAAAACCTTTAGAACTAGTAAAGGGTGGAACATTTACTGTAGGTAATGAATATATAGATGATGCATTAGCTCATTGCGCAAACTTTAAAAAAAATAAAGATCATTACGGTAAAGGTGGATTTCCGCTAACAGACAAGTCTGGAGAAGAGATCAAATCAAATGATCTTAAAAAATCTAAAATATTTGGTGGTGGTGTTGGTGGTGCAGGTTCTGGAACAAAAGATACTGCAAGAAACGAATGCCATAATGCTTGTATGATAAAAGCTATGCTTGATGATGGTTCTAACTATGATATAGAACACTTTGATTCAAAACGTATAGCTAAAGCATATAAAGATAATGGATCAAAAAATCTATCGGCTAATACTGATACCATACTAGAAACCCCTGAAGAATGGTGGCTTTCTTCCTATAATAATGCTAAATGGATAGTAGATAATGGATATGCTAAAAAAGATCATGTGATCTCGCGCGAGGGTGCGGACATGAATATGGTGTATCTTCTTAAAAACCAGGCTTATAAGAACAACGGATTTAAACCTTTAAAGGATGATAAGTGGAATCCAGGAGATGTATGGGCAGTAGAGAAAGGTTTAAAACTTAAAGATGAATTAGATACTACTTCAGTTGGGGGTTTTAATTCTTCTATTATGAATCTTTTCGAACAAAAAAGGTTGGTTGCTATCTCGCTCAAAGGACCTATTAAAAAATATCCTCCTTATAATAAGGTATATAACTATCACATCCCTCCAGAATCCCCGATACACAAATTAAAAGAAATTAAATTAGAATCAAACCGTGGGGATTTTTGGTCCTCAAAAGGAATGGAGATAGTATATGATAGTGGAATATTAAACTTCAAAGATGGTTCCCCGGGCAAATCTACCAAAGCAGAAATCAAAGGTAAGAAAGCCAGGGGCGGTGGACTTGGTTGGGGTATCATGCAAGAATTTGTAAAAAGGGAAACCGGAATAAAAATGCCACCGCATACTGCAGGTATTGCTAAGATGGCAAAAGCAATTGAAAAGAAAAATAAGAAAGCTTTAAAAGATATATTTACAAAATATCAGGTTATATATCCTAGTGCTGATCAAAAAGAATTTGAAAAAGAATTAGCTAAAAAAGATTGGCGTTGGATATCAGCTAAATATGCAGCTTTAACTTTAGGATCAATACTTGTTAAACATACTGGTAAGACAACTGATGCGATAATAACCAATTTCGTTAACTATGCTGGGTCTGATTTATTAGATTCTAGTACATATATTAAGGTTGGTAAATAATGAAGACTTTTGCAACATTTATAAAAGATGATATTAAAGTTAAAATTAATGTAGGTGATACTGTATTAGGTGGGAAATTTAAAAACAAACCAATCGTAGTAAAAACCATAGCTAGGAACGATAAGGGTGATATATCTATTAATGGTAGACCACTAATGAAATTTAGAATCCCTGGCGATAAAGAAAAGTATGGAAAAAAATGAAAACATTCGAAGAGTTTAATAAAGGTTTTGGTTTATATGAAGGGAAACACGTTCCTTTAGAACAACCAATGGTTGAAGCAGAATATCAAGGAAGTAACGTTGAGCTCAATTCACCTAAGAGAAGCGATGGACCTAAAAAATTCGTTGTATATGTTAAAAATGGAGACAAGGTTAAAAAGATTAACTTTGGAAACATAATAGGCGCAGACGATGATGTAAAGATTAATGATAAGGATAGAGCTAAAGCTTTTAGTGACAGACATAATTGTCCAGCTAAAAAAGATAAACTTACTCCAGGATATTGGTCGTGCAATCTACCTAGATACGCGGCCCAATTAGGATTAAAAGGTGGTGGAAATTATTTCTGGTAGAGCTTACATAGATGAAGGAATGATTAGGACTTTTACTACAGAAGTTCCTGATACAGAATATGTATGGCATAGAGATCATAATGATCGATATGTGGAAATATTAGAAGGTGATGGTTGGCAATTACAAATAGAAAATTGCCTACCCATGCTACTAAACGATGTAAAAAAGGTATTTATTCCTAAAGGGGTTTACCACCGCTTGATAAAAGGATATAATACATTACAGGTAAAAATAAATGAAATCATTTAAATCACATAATCATCTAACTGAATCAAAAAATACTCATATGACACATATAGAGGATTTGGTTCTAGATGGTGGAGTCAAGGGAGCCAGACAAGCAATAAACGCGCTCAGATCACTAAGAGACATGCTTGCTGGAGAATCACCCACTGCAGTCGATGTTACTGTTAAATGGGACGGTGCTCCCGCCGTATTCGCAGGAATAGATCCTACTGATGGCCAATTTTTTGTAGCCAAGAAGGGTATTTTTGCAAAGAATCCTAAAGTATATAAATCCCATCAAGATATCGAGGATGATACTTCAGGAGATTTAGCTAAGAAACTAATCTTAGCTTTTGATAACCTAAAAGATCTAGGTATAACTGGTGTTATACAAGGGGATTTTATGTATGATAGAGGAGATCTTAAACAACAGAAAATAGATGGACAAAAATATTTGACATTCCATCCTAACACTATTGCTTATGCGATCCCTATAAAAACTCCACTAGCTAAACAAATAGCCAAATCTAAGATAGGTATTGTTTGGCATACCTCTTATAAAGGGGCTAACTTTGAAAGTATGAAAGCTTCCTTTGGAGGAGAGATAACTAAGAATCTTAAAAAATCCTCTAACATATGGATGCAAGATGCTACTCTCCCAGGAATAAAAAATGTTCTTATGGATGCTAAAACAACTAAGGAAGTTACATCATCATTATCTAATGCTGGTAAAATATTCCAAAAAATTAGTTCAGGTGTACTAAAAGAAATAGAATCAAATAAAGAATTAAACCTAGTTATTAATATTTACAATAATACAAAGGTTAGAGAAGGTGTGCGTATAACAAATACTAAAGCACATACAGCTGGATTAATTAAATTCGTAGAAGAAAGATATGCAAAAGCTTCTGATAAATTAAAATCAGATAAGGGTAAAGCTGGGGTTGAGGCAAAGAAATCAGCTTTAATGGCCTTTTTTAATAAAAAGAATCAAAATAACTTACAATTAGTATTCGATTTGCAGAATTATGTAGTCGATGCGAAATTAATTATTATAAATAGATTAAACAGTCTCAACAATGTTGGGACTTTTGTAAAAACTAAATCCGGGTTTAAGGTGACCAACCATGAAGGTTTTGTCGCCATAGATCGTATGGAAGGTGGAGCTGTTAAGCTAGTAGATAGATTAGAATTTTCTACTAACAATTTCAGTACCGATATTATAAAAGGCTGGGATAATCCAGGCTAAGATGGGACCAAGGATAAATGCAAACATTTAGAGAGTTTAATTCTACACACGAAGCTGTTACAATGGCTACACGTATGAAGATGAAAGCTTCGATGCGAAAGAATAAGGCTAAAATAGCTATCGGACGTAAAAGAGCAGCAAAGAAACTCAAATCCCCCGATAAGCTTAAAACCACAGCCCGTCGCAAAGCGCGCGACATTATAATAGCCAAACTTCTAAAGGATAAAAAGAAATCTGATCTTTCCTTTGCAGGTAGACAGGAATTAGAAAAGAGGGTAGCTAAGAAACAAGGAGCAATCCTTAGAATTAGTAAAAAATTATTGCCTAAGGTTAAAATGGCAGATAGAGAAAGACTCAAAAAATTAAGGGCATCGAACTAATATTATGACTAAAAAATTTACATCCTTTAGGGATTATTTAACAGAAGCTACCAAAGGCGTTACATTTGCATTTGGAAGATTTAATCCTCCAACAAGTGGGCATGAAGTACTATTTGATAAAGTAAAAAAAGTAGCTGGTAAAGATGCATATAGAATATATCCATCTCATACACAGGATAAGAAAAAGAATCCTTTAGATTTTAAAATAAAGGTTAAGTTTCTTAGAAAGATGTTTCCTAAGCATGCCAGGAATATAATGGCTGATAAAGGAATGAGAACTGCATTCGATGTAGTAACAACCTTGTATGATCAGGGATTTGTAGAATGTACAATGGTAGTTGGTGAGGATAGATTAGCTGAATTTAATGCTCTTTTGAATAAATATAATAATGTAAAAGGGCGACATGGATTTTATAATTTTAAGGTTTTGAAAGTTGTTAGCGCAGGCGCACGCGACCCGGACGCAGATAATGCTTCTGGAATGAGTGCTTCTAAATTAAGATCTGCAGCTTCTGGTAATGATCTTAAGTTATTCTCTAAGGGAATGCCAGATGGATTTAAAGATATAGAAGGTTTATTTAATGCTGTTAGATCTGGAATGGGTCTAAAAGAAGATAAGAATTATCGACAGCATGTACAATTAGAAAAGGTTTCTGATTTAAGAGAAGATTACATAGAAGGTAATCTATTTAAAGAAGGAGATCAGGTCGTAGTAAAAGAATCTGATGAAGTAGGCAAGATTCAAATGTGTGGTTCCAACTACGTATTGGTAGACTTTGGGACTGTTAGGAAAAGATGTTGGTTAGAATCTATAGAGAAGCTAGACGAAACATTAGAAACTATGGCAGGAGAAGAAGGTTCAAATAAGTTAACTAAAAGTTATCAAAAAGAAACTCCAGGCCAAGAAAAGATTTTAGACTTTAAGCAATATGTGCTTAAAGATAATTTTAAATTAACTCCAGCTCTTAAGATTGAGTTGGAAAAAATAGCAATGAAATTAAAAGATGCAAATTTTGACAATAAGTCACATAAGATAGCTACAGCTATGGACATCTTGAAAAGACAACAGGGGTATAACACATGAAATATATATTAAATGAAACAATAGCTACAGGAAAGTTTAAGCAAGTACTTGCTGAAAACTATACCAAGAATTTTAAGCTATTATGTCAATCAATTAAATTGAATAAGGTTCAACAAAAGATCTTGGATTCATTTATCAATCATGGTACTATTAAGAATCAATATGTTGGTAGAGTAGCTGGAGTTAAGAAAGAAAAGAAATTCTTCGCAGCTAAGAAACAATATAAAGGATCAATCGAAAATAGAAATGAAGCATTAATGAGTGCACTTAAAGTTAATACTCATCAAAGAAAAATCCTTGATTCATACCTTAAGACCGGAAAGGTTATCGGCAAGTATGCTGGTTCAATAGCAGGTTCTACTAAAGCAACAAAAGATTATTCAGCCTTTAGGGGATTTAAAGAATTCTCAGAATCAGAGGTAGGTGAATCAAGTAAGTATCTGAAATATTCAGATCTTATGAAAGATTATGCGGTTTCATTTGCTAAAGATGGTGGATTAGGACCAACATCTAAAAAAATAAAAGCTGCCATGGAAAAAGAAAAGAAAAAGCTAGGCATAAAAGAAGGCAAAGAAGTTCAAAAAGAAAACAAGTATTTGAAATATTCAGATCTTATGAAAGCTTATGCGGTTTCATTCGTCAAAGATGGTGGCTTAGGACCAGAATCTAAAAAGATTAAAGCTGCTATGGAGAAAGAAAAGAAAAAACTAGGTATAAAAGAAGGTGCAGAAATATATACCGTTAAGAAAGGATCCTTTACTCGTAAAGTTGATGGTAAAACTGCCGATAAGATGAAAAGACAAGGTTGGAAATTAGTAGCTAAAGAAGAAGTTGAAGAAGCTAATAACAAAACAGCATTTCTTAAAAGAGTTAAAGACAGATTTCCAGCAGCTGATAGCTATCAATCGAAAGCTTTCGCGAAAAATGATTTTTGGAATAGAATTGTTCAAGTAGTTAAACCTAAAAATGTTATTAGTTCAAAAAGATATGTTGAATTAGGTAAAATATTTGATACTGGTAATTTTGCAAACTTTCAGAAAGCCTTAAGGGATATGGAAAAAAAGGATGGTATTAAAGAAGGTACAATGACAGAAGGTACATGGAAACTTCCAAAAGGTCCTAAAGCAATGAAAGATTTAAGAGCTTTGTTGAAAAAACCTATACCATTTGGTAAAAATGGAGATTATGCAACAGATCAAATTGATACTCTCATTGGTGATGATTCACTATTGGATGATCTATATAAATATGGTAAAGATAACGCAAAAGCTGATGCAAGGCCTATCATTAAAAAAGCTATGAAACGATTAGGTATTAAAGAAAGTATTGTTAATGAAGCTACTGGAAAAGAAATTACCCTAGACTGGGATATGGATGATCCCAGAGAATATCAGGACGATTGGCAAGATCAAGGCGTATACCTCGATGATTGGAATAAAAGAAAAATGGAGATTGAAGTTTCTGGAGCAGAAAAAGATCTTTTAAAATGGTTAATTGATGATTACGGAATGGATAAAAAAGAAGCCCAGAACGTAATTAGAAAAGGAAAGAAGGTAAAGCTATGATGAAACTATTAGATAAAGAAACACTAGAATTAGCAGATGTTGTTAGCTCTGTTTTAGAAGCTAAGAAAGAAAAATGCTCTTGTGGTTCATGTGCAAATCCTATGACTGAATCAGATCCTTGTTGGAAAGGCTATAAGCAAATTGGCACAAAGAAGAAGAATGGTAAAGAAGTTCCTAATTGCGTACCAGAAAAGAAAGAGAATTAATCTATGAAACATTTTAAAGAATTCAGAATGCCTCCTATGACAATGTCAAGAGATAATACTATTGTTG